GAATTCTTGGGCCTTATGTTGATGTTGAGGGAATTGCTCAATAATGCCACCATCCACAATTCTTTCATCCGTTAGGCAACCACTTGCAACCGCTTTAGCCGGTGTTGCTGGAAATGTTTATGCTTATGTGCCAGAGTCAGTCATTCCACCTGCCGTTGTAGTTGTGCCTGATTCACCATATTTAGAAATTGAAACAATTGGCAAAAGCCGAATAAGAACTAGAATTAATATGACCATTACAGCTGTGGTTGCTTACAATAGTAATCCAGCATCACTCGATAATATCGAGCAATTAATCATGAGCATTCTGGCAGTTATCCCAAATGGATATATTGTCGGAGAGGTCGAAAGACCAACTGTAACCACTATTGGAGCATCAACAATGTTGATTTCTGATATAAGAGTTTCAACCTACTACGAACAAACAATCTAAGGAGTCAAAGTGCCTACCACAGTAATTACGGGCAGAGATGTTACCTTCACAATCGGTGGTAACACTTTCGATGCTCAAGCAACAAGTGCAGTTCTAACCGGAACTACTAATCGCCAAACATATGAAACTTTGGATGGCAAAGCCTACAAAGTAATCGATAATGATTTCACACTAGCTGTTGAAATGTTAGCAGACTGGGGAGTTTCAGGATCTCTATGTGAGATTCTATGGGGCGTTACAGAGTCAGCTCCAAACACAGGAATCAACACAGTATTTACAGCTGCATCTGGAGCAGTATTTACTTTCCAAGTGCTACCATCATGGCCATCAGCCGGTGGTGCAGGAAATGATGCACAGACTGTATCTTTAACATTCCAAGTAATTGGAGTGCCAGCAGAAAACTTCGCTTAACAATTAGAAACGGGAGCACTAATGAAGTTACCAATTACAATTGAATACACCTCAGGCGAGCAAGCCACTTATGTAGCCCAACCGCCTGAGTGGGCAAAATGGGAACGAGATCGAGGCGTTACAATCAGCCAAGCCCAAGAAAAAATGGGCATATCTGATTTAATGTTTTTGGCCTATCATGCACACAAAAGAGAAGCTGCTGGAAAGCCAGTTAAATCTTATGAGGTATGGAGCGAAACTGTTGCAGATGTAATAGTCGGTGATGCAAACCCAAAAGCCATCCAGCAGGAAGCCTAAATCGTTTATTGATTCAGTTGGCAATAGCCACACAGATTCCAATGAGTGAATGGGTTGATGCAGACGACATATACACAGCGATAGAGATATTGGAGCAGAGGAATGGCAAGTGAAACAATCGCCTATAACAAAAAAGATCTGCGCGATATCTACAAGGCTTTTAAACTTATGGATGACCAAGCAACAGAGGAAGCACGCCGTCAATCTGCTGCTCTGGCGTATTTTGCATCTCAGGAAATTAAACAAGCAGCTTCAACTCGAACAAAATCTGGCAAAGTTGCGCAAAGAGTCGCGGATGGCGTTAGCATCAGTAAATCGAGCAAGATCGGTGAATTCAGTTATGGATTCGCACGCCAAAAATTTTCAGGTGGTGCTACTACACAAACCTTATGGGGTGGCGTTGAGTTTGGTTCAAATAAATTCAAACAGTTCCCTACATATTCTGGAAGGCAAGGTCGTGGATCTCGCGGATGGTTCATTTATCCAACCCTTCGCAGAATTCAGCCTGAATTGATTAACAAGTGGGAAGACAGTTTTAATCGCATCATTAAGGAATGGGTCTAATGGCAACCGGTAATCGCACACTTAAACTCTCGATCCTTGCCGATGTCGATGATCTTAAAAAGAAATTAGGAGAAGCCGATAAGGTAGTCGAAACTAACTCAAGCAAGATTTCAGAGTTTGGAAAAAAGGCTGCTGCTGCATTTGCCGTAGCTGCTGCTGCTGCCGTTGCCTATGCCGGCAAATTAGCCATTGATGGAGTCAAATCCGCCATTGAGGATGAGCAGGCACAGTTAAGGTTAGCTGCTGCATTAAGGACTGCCACAGGCGCAACAGATGGCCAAATACAGGCAACTGAGGATTACATAAGCAAGACTGCTTTAGCGGTTGGAATAGCCGATGATGAGTTAAGGCCGGCATTCCAGAGGCTTGCGGTATCTACTAAGAACACAACTGAAGCTCAAGAGTTATTGACCCTTGCTTTAGATATTAGCCGAGGTTCAGGGAAAGAATTAGAAACTGTTACAAATGCTTTAGGCAAGGCTCAAGATGGTAATGCTACCTCACTTGGTCGATTAGGTTTAGGTTTATCAAGGACTGAATTATCCACTTTATCATTCACTCAAATTCAACAAAGATTATCTGATCTTTATGGTGGCGCAGCAGCTCGTAATGCTGAAACTTTTCAAGGCAGAATTGACCGATTAAAAGTTGCATTTGATGAAGCAAAAGAAACTGTTGGTGTCTTTTTATTGCCTATTATTGAAAGATTAATTGGTTATATTTTTGAATATGGCACTCCAATTGTTGATAAATTTAAAGCAGCATGGGATGTGATACGCGCTGCTATTGAAAGAAATAGAGAATCATTTGAGGAATTTGGTCAAATCTTAATCAATGTGGTATTTCCAATAGTTCAAAAGATATTTGGCTTTATGTTAGATGTTGGTGTTAAAGCAGCAGCAGCCATTATTGATGCATTTGGAAAAATCGTTGGAGCAATAACTCCAGTTTTAAATTTTATTATTTCAGCAATTAACAAAGTGATTGATGGTATCAATTTAGTTAAAGGCGGAGCAGATATACAAAAATTGAGTTCCGTTGGCGGAGCACCAGGTGGTGGATTAAGTGGTAGCGGTTTAGGTCAAGTAGGTGAATTAGCAGCTGGTGGATTTACTGGCGGTGGCGGTGCAGGTGGTGGTGGAACTGGCGGTGGCGGTGCAGGTGGTGGTGCTGGTTTAATTGGTGGAGCAGTTGGCGCAACTAGCCTTCAAAACTTAGCCGATCAATTACTTAATGTTCAAGATAAATTTGCAGATTTAACTTTCCAAGTAGCAACTGGCGGAATTTCTAGATCAGCTGCTCAAAAGCAATTTGATGCACTTGAAGCCCAATTTAGAGTACTAGAAAAACAAGGCAAGACCCTTGCAGCTAATCCAAATATCGTTATCAATGTTTCAGGTGCATTAGATCCTGAGGGAACCGCTAGAGCTGTAGCAAATCAATTAAATAGTCAGGCTGCTAGAAGCGTAACCGCGCTTAGGGATAGATAATGTCAGATTTTACACCAGACTGGAAATTAACTGTCGGTGGGGTTGATTATACTGATATAACAATTTCAGATGTCCAACACCAAGCAGGTCGATCTGACATCTACCAACAGGCACTTCCTTCATATATGCAAGTCACGCTGGTTGCATTAAATAACCAAACACTTCCATTTGACATCAATGATTCTTTTGACTTGCAAGTTAAAGATTCAACTGGATCTTATGTTTCATTATTTGGTGGAGATTTAACGGATGTTACAGTAGGAATTTTACAAACAGGTGCAGCAGCCACAGTTGTTCAATACACGCTTTTGGCTATGGGTTCACTTGCTAGATTAACCAAAGAAATCTTTAATGACAACATTTCTCAGGATGAAGATGGAAACCAAATTTATGAGATTCTTTCTAGCGTATTACTTGGCACTTGGAATGATGTGCCAGCAGCTTCAACATGGGCAACCTACAATGCAACCGAAACATGGGCAAATGCAATCAATCTAGGACTTGGCGAAATAGATCAGCCGGGTCTTTATACCATGAGTTCTCAATCAAATGTTACTGACACGATCTACAATGTTATTTCAGATATTGCAACTTCAGCCTTTGGATATATTTATGAGGACAATACCGGAAACATAGGTTATGCAGATGCAGACCATAGGCAGAATTATCTGTTAGTCAATGGTTATGTTGAACTAGATGCTCGCCATGCGTTAGGTGCTGGCTTATCTACAATTATGCGATCAGCAGATGTCCGAAATGATATTTATATAAATTATGGCAATAATTACAATTCACAGGTTGATGCCACAGATGCAGCTTCAATTGCCCTATATGGTTACAAAGCCGAAACGATTAACTCTCGGGTTCATGGAACTGTCGATGCTCAGGCTATTGCAGATCGATACATAGCCCAAAGAGCTTACCCAATCCCAGCATTCCAATCGATCACATTCCCAATCACTAACCCTGAAATTGATAACGCAGATCGGGATGATCTACTAGCTGTATTCATGGGAATGCCAGTTCATATTCAAAACCTACCTAACCAAATATCAGGTGGAGATTTTGAAGGCTATGTTGAGGGCTGGTCATGGAGCACTAGGTTTAATGAACTATTTCTCACCATTAATGTTTCTCCAGTTGCATTTAGCCAAGTGGCGATGCGTTGGAATACCACGCCAATAACAGAGGCTTGGAACACAATCGACCCAACATTGACTTGGGAGTACGCTACAATAGTAGCCTGAGTATAGGAGAAAAATGCCAACTACCACAAACTTTGGCTGGACAACACCAGCCGACACCGATTTAGTCAAAGATGGTGCTGCTGCAATTCGAACTGTTGCAGGAAATATAGATACATCATTAGTGGATCTTAAAGGTGGAACAACCGGTCAAGTTTTATCAAAAGCAAGTGATACAGATTTAGATTATTCTTGGATCAATCAATCTGGAATTGCTGCAACAATTGTTGATGCTAAAGGTGATTTAATTGCTGCCACAGCAGCTGATACTGTTGCTCGTCTTGCAGTCGGAGCAGATTTTTCAGTTTTGCAAGCGTTGGCTACCGAAACAACTGGATTACAATACGCATCAGAATTAGTTTCATTTACTCCAACATGGACAGCAACAGGATCAAATCCTGCTATTGGTAATGGCACATTAGAAGGTAAATATATGCGTGTCGGCAAACAATGTTTTGCTAAATATAGATTAGTTGCTGGCTCAACTACAACTTTTGGATCTGGTGAATGGAACTTTTCATTACCATTTAATGCACAATTAGATGGCATTAACATTGGCGTAATTTGTGGTGGTTATTCTGAGGATAACGCGGTAGCAGGTTATAGAATTTATGGAGCAAATATAAATACAAGCCAACAATTAAGACCTTTTAATGGAACTGGTATTTCACCATATAATTCAACTACTCCATTTAGTTGGGGCAATACTGACTATTTACAATTCGCAATCGTCTATGAGGTGGACTAATGAAAATAATCGATGTAATCCATAATTTTGATAATTACAGAGAAGTTTTAGAAACTGATCCAGCAGAGAAAGTTTTGAAGCGCATTAGACTTTGGCGTGATTCTGAATTAGTTAAATCTGACTGGACTCAAATTGCAGATTCTCCTGTAGATAAAGATGCTTGGGCAACTTATCGTCAAACATTAAGAGATTTGCCTGCAAGTAATAAAGATCCAAGAAAAATTGATTTACCAGATAAACCAGAATAATTAATGAAGCCTTGGCTATCTAAAGCAGCTGTGCAATTTAGAAAACAAGTTGATGACTGCTACCCCGACAGGAATCGTAAAAGTGATGGATGGGTGGCTTCTTTGGCACATTTATCACGAGCATCAAAATCCGATCACAACCCAGACCCAAAAACAAAATGCGTGCGTGCTCTCGATATTACTGCTCGGTTATCTGACGACAAAAGGCTTCCAGAATATTTGGCAGATCAAATTAGATTATATGGGAAATCTCAGGGGCGTATTAGTTATGTAATATTTAATGGGCGTATCGCATCTCCAATTCTTGGCTGGCGTTGGAGAAAATATAAAGGCGCATCAAAACATACGCATCATTTGCATATTAGTTTTAAGAAAGATCAAGACAATAACTCAGCCGAGTTCGAAATCCCACTACTGAAAGGCAACTAATGAAACTAACTAAAAAACACAAAGCAGCAATTAAGTCATATTTAAGAGCTGTAGCAGCTAGTGGAATAACAGTTGCTCTAGCAATAGTCGCTGACATTCATCCTGCTTATGCAACCTTGCTTGGTGCAGTTGTTGCTCCAATAGCAAAGGCGTTAGATCCAAAGTCCGGGAGCGAAGTAGATTATGGCCTTAGTGAAAAATGAGTCCAAACGAATGGGTTGGCATAGCCGTTGGCGTAAGCGCCGTATCGACAAGTTTATTGCTGGGTCTGCGCTGGGTTATTAAATCTTATTTACAAGAATTGAAGCCAAATTCTGGAAGTTCGATCAAGGATCAAATTACTAGACTTGAAGCGCGTGTTGATGATCTGTTTGTCTTAATCAGTAAGCGATAATTTCTGCTATGGCGAACACACGAAAACGCACACCACGCAAAAAGGTTAATCGGAGAGTAGTTCGCCAAACTCCTGAACCATTATCAAAACTAGATCAATTCTATATTGCAAA